TCGACCCCGAGTACGCACGCATCGCCTTCTACCGTGGCTTCCAGCAGAAACCGCTGGGCGTTATCGGTGACGCTGAGACCCGCATGATCCTCGCCGAGTGGGGCGTGCAGGTGGACAACGAGAAGGCTCACGGCGCTGTGTTCGACCTGTTCGACACCAACGCCGAGTACGGCCTGTAATCCAAGGCGCGTAAAATCGGGGGACTGGGGCAACCTGGTCCCCCTTTTTCATTTCTGAGGAACTATGGCTGTCACCCTCCTTGACCATCGCGGCTCCGTCATCAAGACGATCCACACCGACGCACACGACCCAGACCGCCTGGTCGAAGTGACGCACCAGGACCTGGATCCGCTGCTGGAGCAAGTGCGCCGCGACCGCGAGACGCACGAGCAGAGCAAGGACATGAAGCTGGCCGCATGGATCCCGATGGAAGTGGTGGAGCGCATGATGCGCGACGGCTCATGGAACGACCCCGAGGCCATTAAGCGCTGGGCCAACGACCCGCAAAACGAATGCTTCCGAGTGTGGAAGGGTAAATTGTGATGGACAACTACACAGAACTGCAGGACGCAATCGCCGATTGGTTAAACCGCGTAGGTTCACCCGAGCTGGCCGCGCGGGCGCCAGACTTTATCAAGATGGCCGAGGCGCGATTCAATCGCAAGCTGCGCGTGCGCCAAAACGAGAAACGGGCCTCCGCCATTCTGGACGCGGGCTTTATCACGCTGCCCTCGGACTGGCTGGAGGCCAAAGCGATCCGCCTCGTGGTGGACGGCAAGCCCGTACGCCTTGAACTCGGCACCTCTGAGCAGTTGGACCAGGCACGCCGCGACGTAGCCGTCGGCGGCACCACAAAGCCGTACCTGTACCGCTTCATCGGCAACCAGATCGAAGTCGCGCCTTACGTTTCAGGCGAGGCGACAATGGAGCTGGAGTACTACTACAAGGTCCCTGCGCTGGCAAGCAACGCCACAAACTGGCTGCTGCAGGACTGGCCAGACCTCTACTTGTACGGCGCACTGCAGCACAGCGCCCCCTACCTGCGAGACGATCAAAGACTGCAAACTTGGGCAGGCATTTACAATACGCTGTGGACCGAGCTGACGGAAGCCGACGACAAGGCAACGCACAGCGGTTCTCTGCTGAAAACCAAAACCCGTCGACGGAGCTAAACCATGTCGTTCACCAACTATCTCGAAAACGCCGTGATGGATCACGTCTTCGGCGCAGGTACTTTTACCAAGCCCGCAGGCCGCTACGTCGCCTTGTTCACTGCAGCCCCCGGCGAAGCTGGCGGCGGCACTGAGCTGGCCAACGGCGGCTACGCTCGCCAAAACGCGGCCTTCACCGTGTCCGGCGCGGCCCCGACGCAAGCCACCAACACCTCGGCCATCGAGTACCCCACGGCAACCGCCAACTGGGGCACCGTGACCCACGTGGGCGTGTTCGACGCAGCAAGCGGCGGCAACTTGCTGGCCTACGCCGCGCTGAGCGTGGCCAAGACGATTGGCAGCGGCGACGTGTTCCGCATTCCTGCCTCCAATCTGAACTTCACTCTGGAGTAATCCATGGCCGGGCGCGGCTACGGCGTCGCCTCGTACGGCACCTCGCTGTATGGGGTGACGAGATACGTTGACGGCGCGGCCTTGGCCTCCGCCGTTAGTGGCGTTTCTGTCGCGTACGGCTACCTTATCAAAGAGGCCCTGGCGCAAGCCCAGTCGGCCTCTTCTGCGCAGGCCGCAGCCGTTTGGGTGGCACAAGCCGGCGCAACAGAGGCCAGCGAATCAACCGCAACCGGATCCGCCACCTATCAAGCAAGCGCACAGGCGACAGCGGCCACCGCGTCCTCGGCCACCGCCGACGTGATCCGCGTCGCACTGGCGCAGGCCACCGCAGAGACAAGCACGGCCAGCGCCTCGGCGGCCGTTCGGGTTGCCGGATCTCCCGCCAGCGCCGCAGCAGTATCTGGGGCCCTGGCCAATGCGGCATACACGGTAACGGGCGCAGCCCAAGCCGACAGCACGACGACGGGCGCGGCGGCTGGGGTTTTTGTGGTGAGTGCAGGCGCAGACCCAAGCGCGGCCACCAGCGCCGCGCAGGCCGAGGGCCAGTGGGTGGCCCAAAGCCCGGCGCAAGCGCAAACGACCTCCGGTGCTATCATTGAGGCCGAACAGATTTTCCTAGCCCGCGCAGAGGCCGCAGCGCAAACAGACGCCGCAGCTACGGGGGTGATCTACGGGGTTCTGGTACCGTTTCCGAGCACTACGGCGAGCACATCGTCGGCCTCGGGGCGTATCGTGTGGGGCAGCAGCCCGACACCGTCCACATCCTGGACCGATACGCCCGACGAGCCAGATGCAACGTGGACCGATACGCCCGACGAGCCAGAGGCAACGTGGACGCAGCTGCGGGCATAACTGGAGCCGACAATGGCAGATACCTTTACAACCGTCCTCAATCTCACGAAGCCCGAAATCGGCGCTTCTACCGATACGTGGGGCGACAAGATCAACGCAGACCTTGACGCGCTGGACGCGTTGTTCGATGCCGGCCCCGTCCTGAAGCTGGCTAAGGGAGGCACAGGCGCAAGTACCGCAGCCGGTGCACGCACCAACTTGGGCGTGCCCAGCACGGACGGAACGGGAGCGGGCGGCACTTGGGGTATCTCGATCTCAGGAAACGCAGCGACGGCCACCAGCGCAACAAACGCAACAAACGCAACAAATGCAACAAACGCAAACCACGCTTCCTCGGCAGACGTTGCGAGTGAAGCGGCAATGGTAAACACGGGCCAGTGGCTCCTTTATGAGTTTAACGGGTACCTGTATTTCAACTGCAACGGCGACGACGTGGCTCGCCTTGACTCGGCAGGTAATTTTGTAGCCCAGGGCAACGTCACGGCGTATCAGACCGTTTAAGGGGCGGCTATGGCACTTCCAGCATCCGGTCCTATTTCACTGTCTCAGGTAAACACTGAGCTCGGGGTCTCTGCTACGGCCACACGCAGCCTGGGCGACGCTACGACGCGTAGTCTGTTTGGCGTCGCAAGCGGCGCTATTTCCATGTCGCAGGGCTATGGCAAAGCCAACGCTTTTGCGTTCACTATCTCCAGCAACCAGACCAACGCCAACCTGCGCACACTTGCGGTCAACGCGGGATGGAATCAATCTAGCAAAGTGGTAGCCACGATCGGCTCCGGAATACGCATTAGCTCCAACAGCCTAAGCACCCCTGCGCTTACAGTAAACGGCTCATTCCCGGGCGGGGTACAGCTAATCAACAACGGTTTTATATTAGGCCGAGGTGGTAACGGCGGCAGTGCGCGAAACCAGTCGTACATGTATAGCTTCTCTTTTTCGGGGGGCTCGGTGGCAACAGCGGGCGGCGGCGCTTTGTCGGTATCCGTGCCTCTGTCCGTCACTAACAACGCCACAATCGCCGGGGGCGGTGGTGGTGGTGGCGCTGGGTATAGCAAAAACAACTATTCAGAGGGTCCGTACATGTCTGGTGGCGGCGGGGGTGGGGGCGGGCGCTCCTCTACCGCAGCGAACAGCTCCGGGGGCTCAGGCGGCTCTGGAGGCCTGTCTGGCAGCGCTGGGGGCACCGGAACTTCAGCCGCTCCTGGTGGAGGCGGAACAGCAACAAATAGCGGCAATCTCGCGTACGGCGGCAACGGCGGCGCGGGGGGTGCATGGGGCGCGTCTGGGGGTAACGGCGGCCTCGGCTCTTACGGCTCTACGGCGAGCGGGGTCCCCTCGCCAAACGGGGGCGCAGCCGGATACGCGGTATCTGGTAACGGCAACATTACGTGGCTGGCCACAGGTACTCGTCTGGGTTCAATCGGTTAAGGAAACGCAATGAGCATCAAATATACTTACGAAATCGTGGCGGTCGACTCGGCCGCGCGTTGCATGGAAGTCGTCTACTCTGCAGACGGGCACCAGACTATGCACATCGGCGCTCGCTTGCCGTTTGAGGGGGAGGCCTTGGAAGACGTGATCCGGGCCTTCGCCCCCGTGCCGCTATGGGAAGAGCAAAGCAAAGCCGTTGTCGCCCCATCCGTTGGCGTGTCCGGCACCATCACGCCCGCCCCCGTACCCGTCGTCGTAGACGGCGCAGAGCTGCCGACGCCGGCCAGCGGTGACCTTCCTCAGAGCGTGTTATGAGTCGGCCAAACGTCCACTTGGGCTGCGTCGCCAATCTGTTCTCTCGCATGATGCACTTCGAGAAAGTGGGCGACGTCGAACCCGGGCATACGCATCAGTTCGACCATTTGACTTTGCTGGCCAAAGGTAAGCTGAAGATAACCGTCGACGGAGCCGTAACTGAGTTCACGGCCCCGCACATGATATACATCCACAAGGACAAGACCCATGAGCTGGAAGCCTTGGTGGACGACACAGTGGCTTACTGTATTCATGCACTGCGCGACAAAGACTCAGGCGAGATCCTGGACCCCTCCATGATCCCGGCCGGCGTAAACCCTTTGACCTTCGCGCAGCCCGTCTGCAAGTAACACCGCAAAACCATGACACCCGAACACCAAGCAACCTTCGAGGCTACAATGGCCGCAGCCGGTAGTAAAGCAACATACACCGGGGCAGGGGCCAGCGTAATGGGCTGGGTGCTGTCATCCGAGTTTGGCGTGCTGATCGGTTTGCTGCTGGGTCTTGGCGGCTTCTTGGTCAACTGGTACTACAAGCACAAAGAAGACAAGCGCCAGCAGCGAGAGCACGAGATCCGCATGGGGATGTATGACTGAGCCCTCGGTCCCCCGAACAAAAGTAGCGGCGCTGGCACTCAGCGCCGTTGCGCTTGTGGGCCTGGCACTCAGCGAGGGCTACACCGACAAGGCCGTGCAGCCACTGCCGGGCGACAAATGGACCTACGGCTTCGGCACAACCGAGGGCGTGAAACCTGGCGACAAAATCGCCCCGCCCCAGGCCCTGCAACGCAAGTTGGCGGACATCCAAAAGTTCGAGGCCGCCATCAAGAGGTGCGTGCACGTGCCGCTGTACCAGCACGAATACGACGCCTACCTGAGCCTGTCCTACAATATCGGTGAGTCAGCGTTTTGCGCTTCAACTTTGGTGCGTAAACTCAACGAATACGCTTACGCAGAGGCCTGCAACGAAATCCTGCGATGGGACAAGTACAAGGGCCTCCCCCAAGCCGGGCTTACCGCCAGGCGTAAACGGGAGCACCGGACATGCCTTGGATCAGACTGACAGCGGCCGCAGTGCTGGCTGTGTTCTTAGCGGCCACGCACTGGAAGCTGTACGTGGCCGGGCAAAACAGCGTGCGCGTGCAGTACCAGGCCGCAGCGCTCAAGGCCGAGCAACAGGCCAGATCCAAAGAGCAAACGCTGCTGCAGCAAAAACAGAAAGCCGAGGCCGCCTATGTCAAGGAAAAGCAAAAAGCCGCTGCTGCCGCTGCTGGTGCTGACCGCGCTCTTGATGGGCTGCGCGACGCCCTCGCCGAGCGTGCAGCCGCCGCAGATACCGCCACCTGCACCCGAGTTGATGCAGGAGTTGGACTTGAGCAAGAGTTACTCGGACGCTGTGCGGTTACTCTTGTTGAACTGGCAGAAGAGGCTGACCGACTGGAAGCGATCGTCGTAGGCCTGCAGGGCTACGTCAAAAACGTGTGCATCAGAAAGTAAATCGTGCCTACCAACTTCAAGCAGCAGCTGCCCTCCCCCGTAGCGCCCAACCTGCCAACGCCCGGCAGCAGCTACAGCGGCCTCATCGCGTCCCAGCACAACGGCGTGCTGCGCACCTTCTTTTCCGCGCTGGCAAATGCGCTGCGGGGTTTGACAGGAGACGCAGGGGCCCAGTACTTGGACGCGCCCAACGGCCTGTTTTTCAACACCACAAGCCACACCCCCGCAGCAACCAACACTGGCTATCCCGTTACGTTTGGGGCGACGTACCTGGGGCACCACGTGCGGGTGGAGAGCGGCAGCCGCATCACGCCAGACGTGCCAGGCATCTACAGCTTCTCGTACAGCGGGCAGTTGACCTCGACCAACTCCAGCGCCAAGCAAGTCTGCCTGTGGCTGCGACGCAACGGGCAGGACATCGCCTATTCGACGCACTTCTACACAATCTCGGGCTCGGGCACAACGGCCGAGATGAATTGGATATTCGAGATAGACCTGCAGGCAGAGGACTATATCGAGCTGGTGTGGTCGGCAAGTGACACCGCCGTGACGCTCACAGCCACCGCGCCCAATGGCGTTCACCCAGGCGGGGCGTCGAGCGTGTTGTCCGTAGACTACGCGGGGCCCTTGCCCGATCCGCTGCCTACACTGCCCACGCCGTAAAATAGGCCCCTGAGCCAACGTAACAGGACTACGACATGCCCACCGATCAATTCACCCCACTCAAGCCGCCGCCGGGCGCATGGCGCAACGGCACGCGCTTTGAGGCCAAGGGCCGGTGGTACGACGTCAACCTAGTGCGTTGGAAAGA